TGACCCTTCAAAAAGTTTTGGCGACCTCGAACCTTGACCCTTAACACAGATGAAGGTGTTCTTTGGGTGTCGAATATGGAAGGCGATTTGATGAGGTGAAAAGGAAATCTTGTTACCCCTTGCAACTTTTAATTCTAATGTGAAAAAGGTGCTATTAACATTATAACCCAATAAATCAGCAACCCCAAGAAGGACAGAATTTTCAATTCTAATCCAACTAATTTGATTAATATTCTTTTTGATTTCGTGAAAAAATTTACTTTCATTCTTCATTATTATTTAAAGTAACATCTACATTTAAAGCTCTACAATTTCAAGTTGAAAACACAACATATTGTGTTTAAAATCCTGGACCTACTATATCTAGGTTTTTTCAAAAAAAGTTAATTATTTTGTTGATTGCTCTTTATTATCCTATAATCTCCCAAATATATAAACTTAAAAAAGGAGAAATAAGAAATGAACAAAGAAAAACAACAAGCGATCCAATACTTAAAAGAACATATTAAAAAGGGCGACACCCTTTTTACTATTGTAACAAAAGTCGCAAAAAGTGGAATGAGTAGAAATATTAAAGTTTTAGATATCAAGGAAGGTAATCCAAGTTATTGGAATTATTATATTGCTAAAGTTCTTGATTATAAACTTAAAGAAGATGGAACGATAAGAGTTCAAGGGTGTGGGATGGATATGGGTTTTCATTTGGTTTACACTCTTTCAAAAGTTCTTTTTAATGATGGTTATGCAATTAAACAAAGATGGATTTAAACAAGGAGAAGAAAAAAATGAAAAATGACACTTTAATAGAGTTGATAAAAAATAATAAATATATGTGTTCTTCAGATGACACAAATTATATGGAGATCACAGAGTTAAAAGACAATAAATTGTCTATATGTCCTCAAGGTGGGGGATTTGTTAAATCAATAGATATAAACAATCAAAGTTTCATTAATGATTTAGGAAATGGAAAAATAAAATTTACTAATTCATTTCCAATGGAGTGGAAAAAAGTAAAATTATATCATGATCATTGGGTTGAAGGTAATCATTATATTGAAGGGTATGTAACCAATCATAAGTGGAATGGTTGGTCAATGCCTATGGTTGAACTCGATCAAATTAAGAAATTTAATAAAATACAAAAAGCAACCAAGTACATGGACGATTTTGCTATTTTTAAAATTATTGATGATAAAAATATTTCAATAAAAGATTATAATGAAGATGAGATTACAACTATTGAAAGATCAGAATTTAATTGTAATGGAAAAACAATTAAAGCCTTTGATGTGTCTTTGGGTTGGACATGGTCAGAAGAAGAAATAAACCCAAAAAAGGAGAAATAAAAAATGAAAAAGTTATATTATACAAATGGAAAATTAGGATTTGATTTTGAAGATTTTTTTATAACAGATCCATTTACTTCAACTTGTTGTAGATTTGATGTAGATCCTATTAAAGAATATGGATTAACAAAAAAACAAGTCAAAAGGTTTAACAAAATATTTACAAATAGAAATAGAAAGAAAGGAGGTAACTAAAATGGAAAAAATAAGTAAGGACAAAATAAACTATTGTAAGGAGGGTAATTTCTTTTGGGTAAGATGGAAAGAAAACCCAAACGATAGTTACGAACATATACTTGCAAAACCTTTATATGAACAAATTGTTCATGGATTAGGAAAACAAGGTTTTGAGGTAGTATGAAAAAACACAACTCCAGGTAGTGTTAAAAAATAATGCTTGATAATATAATTTATAGGATTATAAATGATAGAAAAAACTAAAAAGGAGAAAAAATGAAAAAACTATATGGATATAATTTAAAAGAAAAAAGAAAATTTGTAGTTGATATAGAGGATATTTGCGATTGTATAAATATGGATTATGGATTTTCAGATGATTATTTTGTTTATGTAAGTGAGCAAGATAGAGATTTACATTTTAATCAAAATATAAAGGAAGAAAGATGAAAAATAAAAAAGTAACACATAAACAAGTTTGTAAGTTTACAGAAAAATTTGATAATCAATGCTCAGATGGTTGGTTAACAGATATTTTGAATGATGAGGTTGATGTAAAGAAGTTAATTAATGTTATTCAAAATTTAAATAAACACGATAATATTAACTTTATATTAAAAAAGGAGAAAGAAAATGTATAGCCGAGAAAGAATAAAAGAAGTGGTTGAAGAGTGTCTAAAATATTACACTATGGGAGATAACAAAACAGATAAAGAAGAGAAAGAAAATTTTGTTGAAAGTGTAATGATGGAGTTAGATAATTCTAATACGATCTTGATAGGAGAGGAGAAAAAATGAAAAATAAAAAAGTAACATTTAAAAAAGTTAAAAAGTTCTTTAATCATTTTGATGGACAATGTTCAGATGCTTGGCTTACTGACATTATAAATGGTGAGATAAATATGAAAAAGTTAAAAGAACTTATTAACAATGATGAAAAATACCCACTATTTTTTAAAGGTCTTTATAAATGAAAAAAAATTTACCAACTCAAGATAATGTAAAAAGGCTCATGGAACATACTTTGAGAAATATCTTGAGTTGTGTAGGTGGAGTGTACTATAATAAATATAGGTTAAAGTTAGAAAGAAAGAAAAAAAGAAAGGAAATAAAATGAAAAAAAAGATTGAGGGTTTTGCAGTTACATTAACTTGGAGATATAAAGATGGTAGTTGGAACACTGAAACTATAAATCAAGAAGATTTACCAGATAGTTTTCTTGATTATTTAAAGGAATACGAAAGAATAGAAAATGAGGAGGTCAAATGATAGACTATAATTTAATCTTGTATATCGGTTTGTTCTTATTGGTATTTGGATTTGTTTTGTTTGTGGTGTCGGAGATAAGGATCAGACAGATAGACAAGGAGTTGTTTAGACAAAAGCAATTACATAAATCATTTATGAAAGCAAAAAAAGAGGAAAGATGAAAATAGATCATAAGAAAGTAGAAAAGTTAAAATCTTTTAATGGTGTCAAGTTACGAGGAAATGAAACCTTTGACGAGTTATTGGAGATTGAGAAAAGGAATATGTTGAAAGGCACAATTATTTGTAAAGCTAAAAAATGTAACAAATATCTTTACAAAAACCAAAGTAATGCAAATCCGAAATATTGTATGGATTGTTTATAGAAAGGAGGGAAAATGGCAGAAAATAAAATTTTTACAGATGCAGAAATTTTAAAAGCATTAAAAAATATTCAAGAAATTGTCGAAACTCAAAAAGAGTTAAATAAAATTATCGATAAAAGACTTCAAGCCTTAGAAAAATTTACTTTGGAAAGAAAGTAAAGTTATTAGGGGGTGTTTTGCTCCTACACCCCTAATAATCCCTAATATATCCTGGAGGTAAAATTAATTTTTCTTCCCTATTTGGTTTTAAAACGACTCGTAATGAAGAATCTAGTGGGTTATTGCTTTGATGAACCTCTATTCTTTTAATCTCTTCTAAATAACCTTTTTTAGTCATAATGTAAATTTTAGCATCACTGACTGCGTTACCTCTACGACCATTCTGACCTTCAGTAAATTTTTCTAAATATTCTTGTAAATGCTTGACGTACATGATTATTTGTTTCTAAAAATTACTATCATTAATGGTTTAATGTAACCTATTTTAGTTGGATCGTCTTCAGTTCCATCATCATGACCAAACCTAAAACCTTTTACCGGTTTTCTTAAAAATCTAACCTCACAATTAGGGTTATGGTATATCCATTCATGAAAATATTTAGTATGTGTTGAAGATGGAAGAAGAAAAACACCAATAAAATTTTTAGTGTGGTAGGCTTTTTCTACAAATTTTCCTATTTTGCCATCAAATAAAGGGTGTATGTATGCAACTTCGCCTGACCAATCTTTAGTTAAGCAATCATCATCGATAGTGTAATATCTTGGCAGTAAATGATTATTATGTGATGCGCAGCAATCGATTGTAAAATTAAATTCTTTAGTTAGATCTTGCCAAATGTCTTTAGGTGTTCTTAAATATTTCATTATTTTAGAACATTGAAAACTTAAATTTGTTTTATCGTGTTTTAGTTCTTCTTTAGTTTTCATTTTTTGTTAATAATATCTGTAAGCTCAGCAATTATTTGTTTGTAACCATCTATTAAATTTTGTAGTTGAATAACTTCAGATTTATATTTATTTAATTGAAAAATTTCTTCTTTTTGCATTTTTACTAAAGTCTTATATCCCTCTATTATACTTAAAAAATCTTTAGAATTTCTATAAACTTTCATTGTTGACTTTATAAGAGTGTTACCTTAAAAAGTCAACTATGGGCGTTCCTAAGAGATTAACAGAGATGCAACAAAGATTTGCTGAATTTTTAGTGTTTGGAGATGAAAATGGTCCGATGACTAAAACAGAGGCGGCTCTCAAGGCAGGTTATTCTCCAAAAAGAGCAAGACAAGAGGGATCTGAGCTTACTAACCCGAAATTGTCACCACTTGTAGTGAAACATATAGGTGAGTTGAAAGAAGAAAGATTAAAAAAACACGAAGTCACTTACGATGGACATATCTCTGAACTAGCGAGATTACGAGAGGCAGCACTTAAAAAAGGTTCTTTTTCATCGGCAGTTAATGCAGAAACTAATCGTGGTAAAGCCGCCGGTTTATATATAGATAGAAAAATAATTAAAACAGGTAAGTTAGAGGATATGACAGAACAAGAGTTGGAGGCAAAGATGAAACAAATTTTAGATGATTACTCACAGATAATAGATGTAACACCAACTAAATCTTCTGAATCTTCTTCACCCAAGCTCGTGGAATCATCGTCCGATCCCCAAAAGTAATACCATCTTCATCTTGATCGTAAGATGCAAATAACTTTATAGATTTATTATCTTTGGAGTATAACCACCCCTCATTTACCGGTCTTGCTAATTTCATTTTATCAAACTCTTTCTCAGTAGCCCAGCCAGAGTCACTGACACAATCAATCCACTCCACTCTGACTTTAGGAAAAGGTATATCGGGAGAGCTATCAGCTGCAATTCTTTTTCGTCTTTTCTTGGGCATGTATAGGTTTATATCACAGATTGATTTATTTAAAATATGCTTCGCGTACGCGATAGCGATTTTGTATCAGTACATATTAATATGTACCAAAAAACAAAAAGTGTACTATAATTTGTCCTATAAAAAGCCTTATTTTATGCTAAAAAACTACTAAAAGTACACAAAGTACACTTTATTTCATGAAATAAAAAAATATTTTTTTAATTTGTAAAATAAAACTATAGTATTTCTTTTTCTGCCTCTTTTTTGCCATAATATTTCCTCATTACGGACAATTTATCCTCTGCTTCAGAAATAATTAGTAACAATTTATCTATTTCACCAGTTATATCTATATGTTCAGGTATAATTATATTGTTCTCATTGAAAGAGTTGATCTTATACAATGAGTCCTCGATTATTGCTTCATATTTCTTAAAAAGCGCTCTAAATAGTGCATCATTCATAATATACCTATTTTATATATTTTAAGGCACTTTACAATTTAATTTTATTTCTAGTTTTTTAATTATCCTCATGTAGGCATCATGTTTTTTAGCTAGTTTTTTATCTATTACGTTGCCGTCATCATCAAAAGCAGCATCCCACAGACCCGCTGACATATGTGCATTAGCACCTTGCATAAAGTCTAATCTCAACACTTCGTATTGTCTTTTAGTTAGCTTAATAGTTTTCATGTTATTTCTCCTTTATTAAAAGTTTATAAGTATATACTCCGAACAACTTGTGTCCTTATACTATATACCCCGGAAAATAATCATTTAGCCCAAAATGAACACATTGAGTGACACAAATTTTTGTGAAAGGTACATATGTTAGTATGAAAACAATTAAATTAAAACTGACTAAAGCTCAAATAAAAATACTTGAAAGTGCTTTAACTCAATTTGACTTGCATATAGAAGATTCGCAAGACAACTATAATGCCTTAACTAAAAAAGAATTAAGAAGTTATAATATTTTGAGTGATAAAATTTATAGAGAGTTGACTAAGTAACTATTTAAGGCGATCATCAGTGGTCGCCTTATCTACCCACTCCTCCATCTCAGTGTTTCCATCTTCATCTTTATACAAAATCCATGACCTCTCGCCATCGAAATAGTAACCATCTATCTCACGTTTCATTTAAAATCCTCCTCTGTTATATTTATTTTTGCTTTTTCTTTTTCATCGAATTGTAGCTCATGGTACATATCCAATCTTTTTAAAAACTTATGTTTATAGCTTCGTAGTTCATGATCCGTGATCCGAAATTCTTGATAATATAAGTCTGGCGTACACATCATGATCACACCTTGACGAATCTCTGAACCATGGACATAATCGTGAGCCATGGCATATGCAGCAATCTGTAAACAATAATCTTCTACCCATTCCTTACGTTTAGGGCGATTGGCTTGTTTAAAATCTACAATAGTTTCCATGCCATTATGATTACAAACGAGGTCAGTAGCTCCAGCATATAGTCCTGGATAATACAATGTAACTTCTGAACCATAATACTCTTCAACCGGTGCAAGACCAATTTCTATAACTTTACTAGCCATAGGTTTAGCCTCTTTTCCAAATTCTGTAAGATCATCATAACCAACCCCTGTAACATAAGATTCAAGAAATTTATGCATGGAAGTTCCTCTTCTACTACTATGATTTTTTATTCTTTCAGCTTCTTTTTCACCAACTTTTTCAATCCAATCTTTTAAAAATTGCTGATCTTTGGTAGCCCCTAATATGGTTGTAACACTTGGCAATCTAGCACCATTTACATCATAAACTCTATATCCATCTAATGTAATCTGTCTCCCGTCCACATAATTATATTTATTGTTGTGTTTCATTCAAACCCCACATAAACCAGTGCATTCATTATTAAACATATCTAATTGTTTATCTGTTTCTTTTTTATTAAACTCAACTTCGTCTAAGGGTTTTAATGATCTATGTAAATATAATTCACTTGTTAATTTTTTATTTCCTTTTCTAATTAATTTATCTATTTTTACTGCCTCATCAAATTCAGATTTATTATTTTTTTTCATTTCATACCAAAAATTATCGTTATGGTAGGGGCAAAATATACAAGCAGATTTTTTAGGTAAAGGGAATTCATTCTTCTTCATCCAATCAACACAATCTTGTCTTGATAGCTTTGCTTCAATTAATGGATGTCTATTCAAAATATATTTATCTCTTGAAGGTTTCATTCTTTGTATCTCATCAGTTGAAATACCAATCCATTGTTCAACATACTTATCTTTTGGAAATCTTTTTCTATATCCAACATTACATAATTCTCTAATTTTTTTTCTAATTGGTTGAATTTTGTATCCATCCGTGCATTGACGCATTAGCATACCTTTTTTACCTGTAGTTTTTTCTTTAGTAAAAAAGGGTGCGTTAGGCATACGTTTATCTTTATTAATGTAATCCTCCAAATCTTCTTTAATATTTCCTGCTGATACCCTTAGTATTGGAAAAGGTAAAATTTTTTCTAATAAATCTAAATATAAATAACAATTTTTACTTTCAAATCCTGTATCTGCAAAAATACAATAATCAACTGGAGGAAGATCTCCTTTAGCTGCCATCAAAGCCATTGCTGAACTTTGTACTCCTGCTCCCAAACTTATTATCGTAAGTGTTTTTTTTCTATTTTTATCTATCATTTTAAATTTTTAAATACAAAATATATTATAGTACAACCGATCACTAAGCAGACCGTACTATATCCCAACATACCTAACCCATATGCAGCAGTCATAGTTTTTTCTTTAATTCTTTCAGATATTCTTCGTTTTCTTTCTGTTGTTTATTTTTAACAATTGTTACTTGTTTGTTCCAAGCCCAAGTATTAATCTTACCCGACCAACCCATAATCCACAGATATATCTTTAACATTATTCTATCCAAGCTCATTGTTTCTCTTAAAATCCTCTAACCTAACTATTTTATCGTCAAATTTAAACATATTTTTTCTATTTGTGTAATGTTCTATAATTTTGTTTAATTTTTGTATTTTTACATGAGCATAGGGTTGTAACAACAACGCAGAATAATAGGCATCTTGGTGGCAGCAACGCCAACGCCATTGTTTTTTTCTTCCAGGTCTAACTTTTCTTGAGTTCACTGTTCCACAACCTAAAGTTTCCATTACAAAAACTAAGGGGGCTTTTTCAGTCATAGCAATTTCCATTCGAATAGACCAAGTGGGGTAAGGTTTTATGTTATGCTTTCTCTTACGCATGTATTGTTTATATTGAATACTACCCTCACCATCAAATAACCCCGCAACATAAGCCATATTAAGATTATTTATCATTTATGTGAACTAGTTATTATCCATCTAACCATCGCAGTTGATGGATCATAGCCATCAAATTTTAATTTAGTGCAACTTGTTAATAGAATTGTCACCAATATAATTAGTGTCATTTTTTTCATATAGTTCTCCCTCAGAATCACAAACCCAACATTGGTGAATAGTATCTGTAAAATTATTTACTTGTTTGATCTTTAAGTAACCATTACCCTTACAAACTGAGCAAATTACTTTTTTTAATTGATTAACTTTTAATCTTGCCATTTAATTTCTTCGCCTCTTTGTTTGCTAAAACCTCAATAGTTTTTGAGATAGACAATTTGCCATCAGGTAATAATACCTTTGATAACTTTTCTAAAATAGCATATGTTTCTTTTTGAAGTGAGACATTTTTATATTTGGTCATATCGGTCATTAATTGTTTCCTTTCATAATTTTAACGTATAATATAGGATATTCTCTAGGATTGTCAATGAAATTTGTTCTGGCTTTAATTCTTTGTTCACAAACGCAGCAGATATGTATGCCTCCTCATCAATGGCCGGATCTATTTAATACTCAATATGATTGCCTAATGTTTGGTTACGAAGAGTCAAAAAAGAAAATGCGAGAAATTGGTAGAAAAGAAGTCAACGAACACAGCATGTTTATTAGATTTACTTGCACACCACAGAACACGATTTGACAATATGGCAAAAAAATGGTATGGGGAGAAATCTTCTCATCATTACCTACCCTTTCTTCTCTCTCTTTAGGGTAGGTGTGTTATTTACACATGCAGCCAATTAATGCACTACCATCTTTCATGATGTGTAAGTTTAACGTATCTACATAGCCAGTGAGTTTTAATCTAAGTATCTCACAGAGATCAAAACAATCAACCTCGTTTGTCAATACTATTCCCTCTAACATTTTTTTGGTTATTGGGATAAGATGATATATTCCATCGTTGAGAATTATTAGATCCATAAGTCCTTTCTATTAGTTTATACCAAAGTCTTTCATATCGTGGATTTTTAGTTGTATTAAAAAGAATTGCTAATCTATCAAGTTTTTTTTGAATAGTCATAAGTTCCCCATCTTAAAATATTTCTTAATCCTGGTGCTTTAATTTCTAGATCAACACCATAAGGTCGCCACTCTCGTTTCATTATGTTAAGTTCTAATAAAAAAGCACTATATTGTTTTTGAGATATGCCTTTAGGTTTAATTGTAATAATTTTTTCTTTTTTCATAAAAATTATGGGGGCAATTAAGCCCCCACATTATTTAAAACCCCTCTTTTCGTAGTGAGATCTTTTTCTTTTTTGATAGTTTATAGTTGTAAGCAGACTCAAAAGCTTCGTCCCAAGACTGCTGATTGCCACACCCATCAAACTTTTTATAATATTTTTCTATCTGTTCGTAACAAGTTTTGACAGAAAAATTTTCTAAGGTTGATATTCTAGTAAAAGCTAAACAAAACTTATTAACTCTAACTAATCTTGGCACAAAACTTTTAAACTTCTCTAGTTGTGCACCAATAGTGTAAGCTCTATCTAGGTTTTTAACTTTAAAAGAACCCTCCCTAAAGGATGGCATAGGTCCTCTATCATTACCTCTGTTTTTAAACTCGATACCAGATAGTAACATCAGACCTGTATGGAAAGGCAAAGAATATTTTTCAAAAAAATCTGCAATTTTTTTATATTCTTTATAGTTTGAATAGCTGCTATGATTATAATGTTTTAAATAATCTCTATTCTTCCAACCTTTTTGTGAGTTGTTCAACACAGCTATGTCCTTACCACTAGATTTAATACTAATTATATACGCAACTGGTATACCTAGTTCAGTACAAGCTCTTAATCTGTGCTGACCTTCTATCACTTCAAGTTTTTCATTGACAATGATAGGCATCAATTGACCATGTTTTTTCATAGAAGCCATTAGGGCAGCAACATGTCTAACATCGATGTCTCTGTTGTTATCTAGTAATGTAAACTTTGTATGATTTTTTTCATACAAAACCTTTATTACACCACTAGCTTTTAGTGCATCAAAGTCAACTGTTCTACCTAGAATAGTTGTTAATGCACCATTGTTTTTTTTCTTCATTTTTTTCTCCTGTATGTTTTGAGCAGTTATTATAATTCTTGCTCAGGAATCATTAATTTATAGGATATCAATGGATTAAAGTCAAATACTATCTTCTGTATTTACCCATTCTTTTTTCGTGTTTATTGGGGCTTTTTTTATGTCTACCTGGTCTTTTCCTAGGTTTAGGCTTTACGTAATTATTAACACCAAATTTAGATTTCTTCGCCATCGAAATATTTCTCTACATCTCTTACTAATGAATGTTTATGCAAGTGGGGGATGTAACTTATAACACCATTTACTTTTTGTTCTAAATCAGATCCACATGTTAGACATCTAAAAAATTGTTTGGTTATACCAACTAGTGGTGTGTACTCATCACAAGTTGGGCAGATACCATTAACTATCTCTGCTGTTATTTTGAAATTTTTTCCTGTCATAAACTTTCTTAGATTTTACCACACGCTGATGGTAACGTCTATCTTTTAATTCTTTTGCAGCCTTATTCGATGATGAGTTTTTTGATTGACTTTGAGCCATCAATATTATCCTCTAATTCTGCTTTACCACGCCAGCATTTGTAAGTGACAGATTCAGAATAAGTTCTCTCTGCTTCACGCTTACCGCGTAAACATAAAGCCATCGAGGGTTGCAGACGTGCCTCTTTAATCTCTCCGTTTACAAACATAAGTAATCCTATTACAGCTTCTATCAATTGTAGCTCCCGTTCTTGTAACCAATCTCACGATTAGCATCTTTTAATTTTTCTATATCTTGCAAAACCTTATCCATTTGTTTTGTTAAAAATTCTATGTTTACTTTATTTAAAGCCATTGACTCGATGTGTTTATTTAAACGATCAGTGGTCTTGTACAAATCTTCCAACATCATGTACTGCTCAGAATCCGCGGGCAATGATCCCATTTGTCCACGTGGCCACTTAATTCTAAACTCTGTATTCTGTTCAACGTCTTGCTCCATTATTTTTATTTTGGTGTCTGCAATATTTAAACGTTCCACCATTTGAAAATAGCCCATGGTGCCGAGTGCCACGATTATTATCAGGCTGGCAACCGTCTTCATAGGCATCTGCACGGCGGCAGATTCAGATATTGTTAAAGGTTTTTTACTCATGTTTTGGTTTCGGTAGAGGGATTATATAATCTTTTGGATCAACTTGCAACGGTGACTGATTTGGTCTTACGAAGAAAGCTAATAAACACAATAAAACTATTAGTATTGCTGTGAACTTGTAGTCCATAACAACCCCCAATCATTTAATTAGGCCAAAACCAACTTTTGATTTTTTTCCAAATTTTTTTAATCATTTTTCTTTTCCTCTATTTCATAGAAGAACTTGTCCGTGTCCTCTGTACGCCAAGCTCTGCTATCTTCTACATTCCACTCAGAGGTCTGCACTTTCCAATCAGGGATTGTATCTTTCACTGTAAAAGAAGGTATATCCCATATACATCTATTATTTGGTTGTGCTGCAAAATTGCCGTCGTCTAATGCAATTATGTGGGCGCACTTATGTTCGTGCGGTATCTCTGAATGGTCAGTGTCAAGTATGTTACTATCTGGATGTGCAAAGTCAACAGTAAATAAATATTTACCTGGATGCCATTTTTTATCTTTCCCTATGTATTTACCAGCTTGTCCATCTAGTATATCCCAACGATGAACAGAAGGATAATAAGAGAAACAATTCCAAAGCTGTAGTTCATCAAGTCTTCTGGTTGGTACGTTTTTTGCTTCGAAACCACGTTGAATAAACGCGCTAATTGGGAGGCGATAAAAGATTGCGCCATTTTCCATAATAGCGTGAAATAATATAGCCCTACCTGTAAGAGCGCTAAGACCAAAGATAATGCAATCTTCAACTTCTCCCCTATGTTTTTTAAGATCATATAAATACTCCCTTTTTATTTGTGCATAAGTTGGTGGTATGTTTACATTTAAATATGCCATAATTTATCCTCATTTTATTGTACCCCAATTCTTACCATATTCATAGTCAACTTTGATAGGTACTTCCAAATTAACTGCAGACTCCATAATTTCTTTTATCTTATCTGCATTATTATTTACAGATATATCAAGTTCATCATGGACTTGTATATGTGGTGTAATACCTTCTTTGTGTAACTCCACCATTGCTTTTTTAGTCATGTCGGCTGCTGATCCTTGTATCAATCTATTCAAAGCTTTATACGTGTAAGCTCTTCTGATCCCTGGTCCGTGTTCCGCGAGTGCTTGGTCGTGTGGCAAGGCTTTGTGTATTCCATATTGATTGGGTTCCCACAAATTAAATCGACATCTTCGACCTAACCAAGTTCTAATCCTACCATTATCAGCTGCTTTACGCATAACACTATCCATTAATGTTTTGACAAAGGGTACTCTATTATGATATTGTTTAAATAAACTCTTAGCTTTATCCTCATTTATACCAAGTTCTGCTTGTAATTTATTTTTACCCATACCATAAAACAGTCCAAGATTAATCGTTTTGGCTTGGGATCTAGGAATGTCTGCCATTTCAGCTACAATTTGATGAAAGTCTGCTTCACCATTTTTATAAGCGTCGATAACATCATTTACTCCATACAAACCATCTAAGGCAGCATAATGAACAACTAATCTTGGCTCTTGTTGTGAATAATCAAAACAACCCCAAGTATGACCTTCTTCAGGAATAAATAAAGATCTAATCAGTGGTCCGAGTTCCTTGTTACGTGCAGGAATTTGTTGTAGATTTGGGTTAGCGTAACTAAACCTACCGGTTACAGTGCCACCTACATCAGATCTTAATTGATTTATTTCCGCATGAATTCTTCCTTTATGTTCGTGTTTAATTATGGTATCAATGAATGTTGTGTGTGCTTTGTTTATTTCTCTTGCACGTGCAATCTTTTGAACTATTGGATGTGGATGGTTTTGTAAAAAGTTTTTTGTAGGTGCAGTTTTTCAAAGACTTGCGCAATGGAACGTGCAGCCCATATTTGAGTATCTACTCCTGTTTCTTTTTTTACTATTTGTAAGCATTCTTTTTCTTCTGTTAATAATTTGTTTTTCAATTCAAATGCTGCTTCAGTATCTACACGAACGCCTAAAAAACGCATATCAACGAGGCAAGGAAATAGTTCAGTCTCTAAATTAAATATATCTTCTATATCTTGGTGTAATATCTCCTTTTTCATTTCTTGCCATAATTCTAATGTTAATTTAGCGTCTTGCTCTGCATACTCGCCAACATACATAGCTGGTAACTTATACATCTCAGACTTAGGATCTATACCCCATTCCTTTGCAGTTTCGAGCAAAACAGCCTCATTTTTGCCCTTTCCGACATAATCACGACCCATACTACCTAAATCGTAACGAAAGCGATTCTCGTCCACGAGAGAGCCACTAATCATGGTATCTATGATGGTTCCATTGATTTTAAGCCCTTCAGCCTTAATAAAACACACATCGTACATTGCATTATGAAATATCTTTCTAGCTGGTAAACTTAGAACGTTTCTAAAGTAATCCATCACTTTTTTCCTATCCATATTACCCCCACCTTCATGAGCTATCGGATAATATGCTGACCAACCCTCTACTGCTAAAGCTATACCAACAATCTTTGCTTGACCGGTTACAGAGCCAGATCCCATAGTTTTTAAATTTGGGTCTTTAGTTTCTAAGTCAATTGCTATCTCATCGTAACTAGATAGATCTTTGAATTCTTCAGGTGGCAGCCACTCTGTTTGAGGTTTAAATAATATTTTCATTTTTTAGGTTCTACTTGTTCTCTACCTTCTATCAACTCTGCTAAACCTCTGCCGTAACCTTTTGTAGTTCTATTAGGTTCATTGGCTCTAGGAGTCGGATAAAACTTTTTTGATTGCGAGTCCGAACTCTCTTGCGATTTGCGGGACGATTGCGTTACCAAGGGTTTTGATTCTGTTGGCTCTGTCTTTGTCCAATTCATAGGAAATCCCATTAGGAACTCCACAAAGGTTGGATTCAATTTGCCACCAGGTTTGTTGTTCTTCAACACTGTCCTTGGCACCGATTGTTCTCTGCTCGGTTTCCAAGTCGGTTGATACCCCGCGTCTTTGTAATCTCTCGCTGTTGGTGTCGGATACATCTTCTCTAGATACAGCATCGCGTCTG